TTGTTGCTGCAAGTTTTAAAAATTCTTTGTGTTCTTTATTTAAAGAAGAAGATTCAATTTGTTCAATTAAACTTTCAAATTTTGTTTTATCGTATAATTCAAGAAATTCAGGTTTTTCTTCACTTGGTTCATATTTTGGTGCTTCAACTTTACCAGTGTAAGGATTGTCAGAATTATTAAAATCATTTTCAATATTTAAATTATCAACAAATGGTATATCCAAACCCCAGTCTTCAATTAAATCAGATTCCCATTCGTTAGCAATCATATCCCAGTCCCATTCACCAAAACCAACGTTATCCTTGATAATAAATTGCTTTTGTTCATCTTCTGTTAAGTCGTCTGCATAAATTATTGGCACTTCTTTTAATCCAGCTTCCTTACAAGCTTTTAGCCTCATGTTACCACCTAATACAATCATATCCGAATTGACAACAATAGGTCTAATTTCCAGCATTTTTGGAAACTCTTTAATTGACCTTACCAGCTTTGCAAACTTGTCATCCTTAATCAATCGTGGATTATTAGGATTCATTTTGACTTCAGAAATTTTTACTTTTTGTGTTTTCATATTTTTTTGAAAATCATTAATGTATTAGCAAACCAAAAAGCATTTGTTGTTGCCTTTCTTAGTTCTTCGCTAGCTTTTTTATTGTATTTAAATCCTCGTTGCTCTACCTCATAAATAATGTAATCATTATTCTTGCAATTAACGTGTCCGTCTCCTCCTTGTCCTTCTATTGCCCAAGAAATAATTAGCGTTTTTATAGCGTGCTTACAAATGTTGTCTAAAAATAATGCCTCAAATTCAGCTGGAATATGCTCACCAACTTCCAGCGACATTACTGCATCAAACTTCTTTTGTAAATAAAAGGGTTTTGATAGGTCTAGGACAGTTCCAATTCCACCTGTTAATACTTCGGTATTAGGATTTCCATCGAAAGCCTCTACTTCTAATTTAAACTCCTTAAATGCCTTTGCATAGTCACCAAGTCCGCATCCAAAGTCGACAACTGTTTTATGCCCTGTAACAAACAAATAACTTCCCAAAGCCTCACATAAATATTTGTCGTGAACGTGTCCTGTTTGGTCTGTTGTTTCCCAAAAACCTAGCTCGTTAATTTTCATATTTTAAAATTTTAAAAAAAAGCTTGAGCAGAACCCAAGCCTTTTCATTTAACAAAAACCCAAAATAACTACATTAATATTATTGTTTGACCAGTAGGCTCGCCTGTAAAATTGCAAAGCTTTCCGTTCCATTCAAATCTAACTTCTTTCTCTCGTCCTTGGTAAGCGGCTGCCAATGTTCTTATTTGCCGCTGGACAAGTTCAATGCATTCAAATTTACCCTTTCCTTTGTTTGACCAAGGGGACCATTGTCCGTCTCTTAATCGGTAACGAATCTCTAACGAATAATCAGGCTTTGAAATCGGGTAACCTTTAGCCATCTTTTCGCTTTATTACTACCTCCAAACCAATCTCTTCACAAATCTTGCGTAAGTTAAAAAGGCTTATCGACTCCAAGCCATTTTCAACGTGGTTAATTGGTGCATGACTCAATCCAATTTTCTTGCACAAATCCAGCTGGTTGTATCCAGCTTGCTTTCTTGCTTTCTTAATTAGTAACCCTTCGTAAATGCTCATTTGCTTAATCTTTACGCAAATATAAGATTGCGATTTGATTCCAAGTTATAAAGGTGATTTTTGTTTAAAAAGGTAATAACTGGTAAATACCCATTTGTATAAACTCGTCTCCTTTTTTGACCAAGCATTTGCGAACGTTCAACTCAAAAACATTTTTATCGTCAAAGCCGTACTTTTTCTGAGCAATATCCATCAATAACTTAACTGGGTTGTCGAGGTCACTTGCTGAGTTGCTAAAACCAAAGAAAAACTCAACCCTTAACATTTGGCTTGTGTCTACCTTTGATGCTGGCATACGCAAAAGCATTGCTTTCTCGTAATCTTTGTAAACTGGCGTTTTAAATCTTTTGCCTTGCCAAGCTAAATTGACGCTTAAAGGCTTTTCGTTTATTTTAAACTGAATCATTTGCAGCGTTCATAAATCCAGGACCAAGCAATTGTCCACAAAGCCAGCAGCACAATAAAAAGCAGTAGGCTAGAAATCTTTAGCAAAGCCAGTAGGGTAATACCTACTAGCGCTGCAAAGATTGCGTACAAATCGTTTTTTTTCATTTAAAAAGGTAAGTTATCGTTTTCGACAATGCGCTTCTCTGTCGGCTTGTTTGCTACCTGTACAGGCTTCCAATCGTCTACTTCCAAGTAATGTGTTGCCTTGCCCTCCACTTTCTCTTGCTTTTCCTTCATTACAAGGTTTACCCATTCGGTATCGTTAGCATTTAAGTATGCCAATAACTTTTCTAGGTCGCTTCTGCTTTGGCTAATTTTAGTCATTGTGCCAAATTTTGTTTGGATAATCTTTGCGTTTCCGCCGTAAATCTTGCTCATAATTGTTTTGGTTATATTAATTTATCTAAATCCTTGTTTTCTCTAATTGCCTGTAAAATAAACAACTTCCAAATCTTGTTCTTGGTCTTGGCTCCAACGCTGGTCTCGTCTACATATCTAACCGTCAAGCGTAACTCTTTTCTAACGTCGTTCTCCATCTCTTCCACGTTAAACTCCCAAGGCTTTAAAATTCCTTTTTCTTGGAACTTGTTAAACCAGTTCATTCCCCATTCTGAAATATCTAAGCAATAACCTGTCTCCTTTGCATACTGGTAATTTTTTCTAAAAATCTGTTTACCAACCTCAATCCAGTAAGCAATCTCTTCGTTGCTGGGTTCGCTTTCTTTGTTGTTTAAAGCTTGGACTTCTTGCACAATTTGGCTTTGGTGGTGTGCATAGTATTGGTTAATCCAAACGCTAACTGTCTTCTCGTTTACGTGGTAAAAATCGCCATACTGTCCTCGCATCCCTGCGTGCAAAATGTAGTCAACTCTTGCCTCTGTCATCCAGCCGTAGCTGCCAAATAATTTACTAAGGCATCCAAGTAATTCGCTTGCCTCTTCCTTTTTGTATTCTTTAAACTGCTTTAGTCCGCATACAAACTCCATCTTTCGGAGGTGCGTTAAAATTATCTCATTCATTGTTTAGGTGTTTTTGTTTTTGTAAATCCTCGTAAAGTTCGTCAAATACGTTTTTACCTTTGCTTTCTTTTTTTGGTACTGGGTTGCCTCTTTTTACCCAATTAAAAAAATGCTCCTTGGCAAGCTTTTCGTTTTCTTTAAAATCAGCCTTTAAGATACATTCTTGTCTAAAGGTATTTAAATGGTTTTTAACTTCTGTTAAATCGGTTTTCCAGTTCATTGCTAATCCTTCAAGCCAAATGTTATTATTCCATAATTGACGAAAAATCGCATTATGTGAATCCTCATTTACTTTTGTTTCTTTTTCTTTAATTTCTTTTACTTTACTTTCCTTTAATTGCATTGCATTTGCATTGCGTTCGCTATGCGTTCGCATTGCGTTCGCATCATTATCTCGATTCCAGCGTTTCTTGGCTGATTCTCTTGCCTTTTCTGAACGTTCTTCTTTCAATTCCATACGCTTTAATAGGCTTTCAGACCAAAAATATTGGTCATTTAATTGGAATAAATCAAAGTCATTAATAAGCTTTTTTATGTAATCTTCATGCGTTTGCAATGCGAATGCAATGCCTTTGTAATGCGTTCGCATACGAAAGTCGCTTTCATTTCTTAGCATCTCAATTATTGCCCAAAACAACCCATATCCCTCCCAACCCATTTCCATCCTTAGCTGGAGAATCTTTGGGTCGTCTTTGGCATTTGAATCGTGGGAAAAGTAATAAGCTTCTTTTTTCATATAAAATAAAAAACCCCAACAGGTGAGAGACTGTCGGGGCAGGTTAAGTTAACCTATGGAATCATTCTTGCCTCTCACCTCAGGAATGATTCGATACACAAATATAAATCTTTTCGATTTATCCAACGAGACAACGCTTCTTTAGTTGAAAATAAATGCAACCGTATGAAAGTCCCATTTCCATGGCAATAACCTTAATTGGCTTTCGGTCTTGCCAGCCTTCAAAGATTAACTCCTTTTGATATTCAGTTAGATTGCGTCCCCTCATTGTCGTTTAAGATTTGTTCAATAGCTGATAAGCAGTCGTGAAATAGATTGCCACCTTGGTCAATCGAATTGTGGAGCCGTTCAAACAAAGTCACAAACTCGTGAAACTGCTTAATTGTTGCCTCTCCGCCGTCGTAATTTTCCAAGAACCTAAACGCCTCTGTTGACTTACGTTTTAAAGCGTTAAACATGTTCTTATGCTTGGTCTTTAGGTCTCCATCAAATGCCTTTAGCATTGTCACGTCTTCGTAGTAATCCAGCATAATTTCTTGGAGCGCCAAGTAAACCAAATATTTTTGAGTTGCTCGGTGATTAAGTTCGGTAATTATTTCCTCTCGTGTCATCGTTTTACAAAGTAGCGTGCAACCCTTTTACCATTCTCAAGCGTAACCATGTCCGTCACCACGTTTAAACCTTTGTCTCTAAGGTCTGCAATCCTTGCGGCTAGTCTAAAGCATCCAAACTGGTTTAAAGCTTCTAGCTGGGTCAAAGAATAGCCATTCAATAGCCATCCCTTGATAAGTGCGTTTTGTGAGTCTGTGCTTGTCATTAGTTCATTAATTTTTCTATCTCTAAAGTTGCATCGGTATAAACTTGACGAAATTCGTATTCATTCAAAGGCTTAATTTCATTTTTCGCCCAAAAGTCTGCGTGCCATTTAATCAAATCAATTTTGATATAGGCATAAATAAACAAATCAGGTAAATAATTAGGGTTTACAACTAGCACATCATTGTCGTTTAAAATCATGTAATGAAAGTCCATTATTTTAAAATACTTTGGCACATCCATTTGAAACTCCGTTACTTTGGTTGATTTAATTGTGTAAAAATTCATAGGTGTTTGGTTTTATTGTTGCATTAATTTAATGCCTAGCATATAGCCAAGCGCAAAGATTGGTGACATTGCTAGGATAAAATACAAGATTTTTCCGATTACTCTAGTTGCTTTTTTCATAGGTGTTTGTTTAAATGTTTAGCAATATTAAATATAATCTAAGAAATAAAAAAGATTTTATATTTTTTTCTCAATCATGTTTTTGGACTGTGCTACATCCAGCAACTTCTTAACCTTGCGGAATTCTATGTTTTGGTCCTCTGCTATTTCTCGGCAGCAATAGCCATAAGTTGCCAAAGTTAAGATTCGACTAATTTGGTGGTCGCTAAGAATTTTAAAAATGTTTTCATCCATTAGCTTACGTGGGTGGATTTCGTGAAGCTTCATTTTAGTATAAAGTAGATAACCCACCTTTTTCGCATCCAATCCTAGCTTTGCAGCTATCTTTTTGCGTGTAAATCCTTCGATGTACAAGCGCTTGATTTCGTCGATTATCTCTTGAGTTTCCACAATCTTTCAAAGGTTTCGTTAAATGGTAGCTTTTCGGTTTGGTAAGTAGACTTAACGCCTCTCGGCGCTAGGTCTGCTGGGCGTTGTATCTCTTTGCCCAAATAGGTGTATTTGCTCATTTGATTTGTAGGTTAAAGTTTTCGATAATTCTAGCTCCAGTAATATTCTCGCCGCGTTTGATGGCTTCCTTGATTGCTACCTTGTCAGCAGTTACCACGTTTTTAACATTTACAAACTGGCTAGGCAAAGCCTCCACAATGTCAACCTCCACGGCTTCGCTACGGCGTAAACTAAGCTTAAATAAAGGACTTTCTATTTTGTCGATAGCACTTACCAGCATTGCCTCTCTGAGCGCATCCTTGAGCCTTGAAATGGCTCGCTCCTTACTGTCCTTCATTGCCTTGAGTCTTTTAATCTCTTGGTCGATTGCATCGGAATCGCTTTGGATGTTTGCAATTACCTTGGCGTAGTTGCCAGCCTTGGCTTGGAGTTGCTCTTGGTTAATTACCAGCATTTGCTCTAGTTCGGGAGTCAACTCTTCGGTTTCCAATAGGGAGGCTAACTCTAGCGCCTCCCTTGTTATTTCATATAAATTTGCCATTATAGTAATCCGTCTAAAGTGTCTTTTTGGTCCTGTGTTAAAGTGTATTTAGTTAAAGCGTCTTTGGCTTGCTTGCGCTGGGCATCTGTTCCGTTTAGGTAGCGAACGATGTATGCAAATTGTTCTTCGGTTGGTTTGGTTTTAACAACCGCTGGCACTTGGCGCACTGGTCTAGTTGCAGCCTCTCCATCGTCATCGCTAATAGCTAGGTTTAAAATGCTTGTAATTGCGTAACGTCTTGCGTAACTAATTGCAGAGCCTTGCGCTTGTGGGTCGTTCTGTCTAACAACTTGCAACGTGTAGGTTGCTGAAATGTACTCGCCACTCTCGGCGTGTATTAGCATTGTGGTAAGTCCGTCTCCATTTGGAAACTGGCTAAGGATTAACCCAGCCTTTTCTAGCGGTTCGCTAACTTCGGTAATGATGTGAGGTAAGCTAGCATAATTGGATTTGAAAAACGGGTTCTTAGCATCTTTGCTAATTTTCCCAACCATCGCATGGAACTTGGCAAGTCCTTGCGTTAGATTTTGGATACTCTGTGATTTTTCCATAGGTGTTTGTTTGTTAAAGGTCTCGTTCAATGTGTAATACTAATTCATAAATAAGGGAGTTGGTAATTGTCACCTCATCCCAGCCGTTGGTCTCTTCGTTAAACTTCGTGATTGATTTGGTTGTATCAATCTCAACCTCAACCTCAGAGTCTCCGCAGTAATCCCAGTCGGCTTCCTCGCCGCATTGCTTGACCTCGTAATGACCAGTCCAGCAGTACTCCTCGCCTTCGTAAAAGAATAGCACCTCTTGGTCGAGGTACATTTCAGAATCGTTAAATAGTTTTCCCATAGGTGTAGAAAGTTATGCCCCCGAAGGGGCGTTTGGTTTATCTTAAGAATAGTTCAGGCATTGAGTTAATTAATTCCATTTGTTGTTTAATTAATTTTCTACCGCCCATTCCACCAATGCCTTCGCCTGTTTCTTTAATTGATGCGGTGTACTTTGTTGTTGACCATGCTGATTTTTTGCAAATAATGAAATGACTATACGCTTGAACTACGAAAGTCATGTTTGAATACTGAACTTCAATTGTTTTAATTTTTCTTGTTTTGTTGTTTTCTAGCGTTTTCATAGTGTTTTGGTGTTTTGTTGTTGTTGTTGTTGTTATTACTGAGTCAAATATCTTAGAAATAAATTAGAATAAAAAATATTTCTAACTTTTTTTTTAACAAAAAGCGATATTTTTTTTCAGTCTCGTTTTTTATGCTTTTAACTTGCGTATGGAAGAGGCACAAATCATTAACCCGTTTGGCTACCTAAGTGCAACCAAGGTGCTAGACGAGAACCGCAAGCCAGTAGACTGGTGGCATCAATACCTTGAGTTTAACCAAGCCGTTGCAGAGAACGAATTTTATATTCTGTTTGCCGATGGCTTACTTGTTAAAAAAGGAAAATCTAAATTTAAGACATCCCAATATGTTAAAGGCGAAAAGTACGTGGACTTTAAGACGTTTTACCACCAAGCGAAATCTGAAAAAGATTCCTGCGATGCTTGGATTTTGTATGGTGACAATTTGCCTTATTAAATGCTGGCTTGAATTTATAAAAATACATGGATAAGAATTTTTTTGCCGTACAGGTTACGGTTGTACTTGAGGAAATACGGGATTTGCTAATTGCTAAAAATCAAAAGTACGGCAACTCAGCGCTGGAACCCCTTGGAGTATTTAGTCAGTTGTCCGCAAAAGAAGGACTACTGGTCAGGATTGATGACAAGCTAAAACGAATTAAGAACGGAAGCTTAGAACGAGACGACGAGGATGTTATAAACGATTTGATTGGTTACTTGGTATTGCTAAAGATTCTTGGAAATGAAGAGTCAAAATATGACGAGTTAGATGGCTCTCATAAATGGGGAAAGATTGACAAAACAAGTTTTCCTGATTCTTTTATAGGAGTAAATGTGTAATATATTGCACAATAACCTCTGTTTTTATATGCAATGTCGTATAAATCAGACAAAAGTGCATTAAAACGCTTAAATGCATATAATATGAGTCCCGACATAACCCTTTGCGTAGGGACAGATTGTCCCTACAAAGAAACTTGTTACCGATATACGGCTAAGGCTAATGAGTATTATCAATCCTACTTTACAGAGCCACCGATTAAAGATGGCAAATGCGATATGTATTGGGGAGATAATGCAGTGGCTATTTTTAACCAGCTAAAAGAAATTGTCAAGCCTAAATAAGTAACTCGGAAAATATCCGAATAACAACCTATAAGTTTACAGATTGGTAACTTTTGTTAACCTTTAGAATAACTTTTTAGCCACTCCTATTTGGTGGAGTTTCTCCATTGGCTGGTACTGATACTGAAACAAGTATTTGTTGTCCAAGTAGGAAACTGATGCACTCGGTTTTAACAAAGAGTTGACTACTGCACCCAAATATAATCCCTTAGGTTTCTCAATAATTGTCTTGGTTTCGGTGTTGGTAATCGTGTTGGTTACCACAGGAATCTTATAGTCGTTCGTAGCGTTCATTTTAAGCACTTCTCCGAGCACTTCTCCGCTCAGATATGTATTACCATACTCGAAAGGTATAGTGGTCTTAAACAGGCTAATTTGTGGCTTAAAATCGATTAGGATTGTATCCCTTACAACTTCTGTTTTTATCTTGGTTTTAGGGATGTAAACTGTCGACAATTTGTCGACAAACAAAGTGTCCGTTTTTGTCACGGTTTCAAACTTATAGACAGTCTCTACCTCAGGTCTAGGGTAAACCACAAAAGCTAAAATAACGCCTGCAATAAAAGATAAAATTGCGATTTGAATTCTTTGGTCAATCATTATTACTCAATAAATAGGTTGTCTTCTGCTAGAATCTTTCTTAATTCCTTACGGCAAAAATCATAAGCTTTATAAGTATCTTCAGATAATTCCTTGTATTTCATTTCAGAGCGTAAAAGCTGGTCCAACTCCCAATGGGCGATTTTATATTTATGTCCGTTTATTGCCGCATGGAAATCGTTATTCTCTTCGGGCAAATTAAATTCTAGTATTGCTTTCATAACGGAAATTTACAAGAATCCACAAGCAATTCCCAAGTATCATTTTCTTTAGTTCTGATTCTTCTACCTTCTAAGCTTAAAATTCTGCCTCCAGTAGGTTTAACTGGCGCACCACGTTCAACATGCCAACCTCCAAATCCATCCTCGTACTCCTCCTTATAAACTCCGCAAATTGCCAAATGGATTTGCTTTTGCACTAATTCATGGCAATGCTTTCCTGTGTTATATTGAACCGTATCCCTAACGTCGTTTCTGCTAGAATTCTCGTGAATATGTCCCATAACAAAAATGTCCATGTTTTCATATATTTCTAACGCTCTAGTCAAGTTTATGGCTCCACGTGTAACAATTCCGCCTAATCCTAGACCATGATGGTACTTCAAATTTTTTGTCATAAAAGTATTGCCTTCCAACTGCTTTTTGATAACCAGCCAGCCTCCATAACCTCCAGTATAAACGCTTGTCTTGTTCGTGTAATTAAGCAAGTCAACAAACCTTTGCAATGGGTCGGTCTCAAGATTCTTGATAATTGCCGTCTCATGGTTTCCGTAACCGATAACAGTTAAAAGACTGGCATAAGGAGACCAACAATCAACTGCATCCTCAATTACTGCGTCAATATAATTTGCCTTGTTATGCTCAGGTAGTACGTCTTTTTTACTTCGTCTTGGGTCGTACTTACCTTGCATTAAACAGAAAAAGTCGCCGTTTATAAAAATTGGCATTTCTTGTTCTTTGCAATAGTCCAAATGGCGCTTTAACTTCTCTCTGTCGCATTTAGGATTGTCCCAATGTATGTCCGACAACAAAGCAATTTTGGACTCTTTTTGGTCAAGGTTAATTTGATGCAAATTCCTTGATATTCTTTTGATTTCCATTAAGGAATAGTTTGGTACACTGTTTTGCCTCCAACCCTTACGGCTTTCAGCTTTTGCTTGCGGTTGCCTGTCTTGACATAGCTTACATGAACCCAGTCAGGATTGGCATCCGTTCCAAATTCCCAAATAAGCTGGTCAAAATCTAGTCTGCTTTTGATAAAGTCAAAAACCATTTTGTTGGTGACTCCGCCTTTGCTTCCGTCCATGTCTATGTCGATGGCTTGACCTTTGCAATGCTGGGACGATGCGCTTCCTCCAATAAAATCATTTAAAGCCTTGGAGCGGTAACCGCTGGAAATAAAAATAGGCTCTTTAAAATGCAAACGGATTGGCTCAAATACTTTCTCTGCAAGTAGCTTAAAGTTCTCCAAGTGTTCAGCAGTTGGCGTGTTGTCAATGCCGTGACGCTTTGCAGAATCGCTTCGTGTAACTTCTGCTAGGTTTAGGTGTGTGCTAATTTTCATTCTTTGATTTTTTATCTTCTGAGGTTGCGTATTTAATACCCATGATTGTGCCTACAATAGAAAACGCATTGGTAAGCAGTACTGAAAACATATTGCTCCACGTTGAGCCAATTATTTGCGTGTCTTTATTAGAGAGGATTGCAAACGAATACATTATAGTCGTAATAAAGCCAACCGACATAATCACGAACAAGGCAGACTTTACGATTACTTTGATAAGTTCGTTTTGGCTTTTCTTAATCGTTGCATCTAAGTCATTAACCGCTGCATCCTTTTCTATTTCGATTGCGGCTCTTAGCTTGTTAGAGTTTTCTAACTCTGCTTTGACCTTGGCAGAAAGTTCTTCGATTTTATTCTTGCTGACAATCGTTTGTGTAATGTCGGTTGCAATCTTCATAATCTTAGTTATTGCACCGCTCTCGTCTAGTATTGGGTTGTACGTAGCTTGCAAGAAAATAGGACTGCCGTCAATCTTGCGCCTTTCAAACTCTCCCTCATAATACCTGCCCTCTCTAAGGGTCTCCCAAAACTTTATGTAATCGTCAGACTTTGAGTATTCGTAGCTAACAAAAATAGAATGATGCTTACCTATTAGCTTATCGTGTTCATTATCGGCTAATCCCATAGCCTTCAAAAAAAGTGTATTTACTCCAAGGATAAAACCGTTTAGGTCAAAGTAAATAATCGCATTGCTACGATTAATTGCTTCCATCCTGTAAAGCAGTTCCTCCTTGCTTAGATTTTTCATTCCTTCTTAAATATCTTTTCGGCTGCACTAATGCCTAGAGCAGCAGCAGACAATGCTGCAACAGAATAAACCAAGGCTTCGCTTGGCTCGTTTACTGCATCGTGATTAGCATACAACGTGTAGCACAAAGCTACTGCTGAGAATACTCCTACAAATCGTTTGCTGGATGCCTGTCCGTTTTCAGATAGAAAACCACTAGACCACTCAAAAAACTTTTTCATCTTCCTTGACCTCTGTATTTTTTAGGCTTATTAATGCTTTTAGAATATGCTTTCTTGGCTTTGCCGTTTCTACGTTTGCCAAATGGAGTTGCCTTAACTACGCTAGTTCCTTTTTTCATTTTCTCGCTTGTCGTAAACCGCTTTCTCGTTTTTAATTTTGTAGACTAGGTAGACAATTGAAAGCAAAGAGATAATCATAGTGAGAACCACATTTAGGAAATCTATCCCGATTGCTTGAAAAACATTTGCCACAAATGCCACAAGTGTGGATGGTACTCCTATTTCGTCTTTTTGCAAGATATTCATGTTATCAATCGCTATTCGTTTACCAAAAATAAGGCATTTAATAGGAAATAAAAAAGGCCTATTTCTAGGCCTTTAAATCATCGGTGGTGGTTTAACATTACTTTTCCTTTAAAGCCTCGTAGAGAGGCCCTAAAACAAGCACAGTAAAGCCTTTAGCCTTGACCTTCTCTTTGATTAGGTCAGCATCGGATTTGCTTACTTCAATCTCTGCTTCGGAGTAGTAGATTTTCTTAGCCAACTCGTAAAGACGAATAGGGTCTTCTTTCTCTTCGGCAGCAAACAATGCGTTGCCTACCATTTTAGAAAGGAGCATTTCTTCGCCTTTCTCATTTTGGATTGCGTTGCCCTCGATGTCAGTTAGGGCGATTGCTAAATTTACATTCATGGTACAAGTGTAAGGTTTAATTTTTCGGCAATATACTCAAACGCATAATCATTGGAGCCGTTCCACTCTAAATAATCTTCTCCACTTAGAGAAATATTACCTTCAGCAACTGATTGACCAACTGAGATTGGCATTGCCTCTGTTCCTTGACCGCCTGTCATTAGTTGGTAGTAGAAAGTGCAAGAACTCTCAAGGTTGTCGTTTACGATGATTGCGTTAAGAAGAGAAGCCTCTAGCTGCTCTCCGTTCTTCCATACTTGTACTGGTTCGATTTGTTTCATTTTTTGTATTGTTTAAATTATTTGTCTAGCTACTAGGTCATAACCTACTCCTGCAATTTCAACTCTAATTAATCTGTTTGCGTTAACAGTTCCATTAACTGCATTTCCTAATTTCCAGTTTTGAACTGACCCACCAGTTGGAGCAGATGTCCTTATTCCTGTATTTGTAACCGCAAATTGCTCTGCTGAATTTACCAAGAATTGGTGAATGCCAGTTGTTGATGCTCCTGAATATATAATTCCACTACTTCCAATTGGATTAATAAATGTATTTGCTTCACCACTAGTACATGTTAATGCATTTACTGCAACATTACCATCAACCCAAACATTTCCATTTACTCGTAGCTTGTTTGAGTTATCCGTTGTAGTTCCAATCAGCACATTGCCGCCTGAGGTGATACGAATTCGTTCGGTGTCGTTTGTCAATATCTGTAAATCAGCATTTTCCTTTTGTAATAAAAAGGCATTTAATGTTGAGTTATTAACACCAATATGAAACCCATCAGATGTAGTGCTACCTGTTCCAGTTGAGGTAAATTGTAACTGTGGGTTTGCCGCTCCTGCTGCTATATGCAATAAATAATTAGGACTAGCCGTACCGATGCCTACGTTGCCGCCATAAGGATTAAATATTAAAGCTTTAGCACTAGTTCCATTAACTAAATCTGCTGCTTGTATACCAACATTATTGCTATCTTGGTCAAATATTGTAATACCAAAATTGTGATTTCTTGTATAAAATTTTGGAAAATAATTATTTGCTAAATATGCTAAATTGGGAGGAGTTGCATTAACACCAACTATTTTAAACCCACCATCTGTTGTATTTAAATTAAATATTCCTGCGGTTGCCGTTACCGAAGAGGAGAAGGTAGCTGCGCCTGTGTTACCAGCTATTTGTAATAACGGAGAATTACTTGTATTTCTTACCATAAAGCCATAGCCTGCTGCACCGCCAAAAACATCTATAACTGTTGCTGCTAATGTTACAGTTGTAGCTCCTGTTGGATTTAAATAGTTGCCCATTTTCCAGTTAGTATCTGGACTACCTGCACTACCTCTGAAAAAAATAGTTCTATCTGCTGAATTAGAGTTAAATCGTAAGTCCCCAACTATTTCAACAAAAGTATTAGCCGTCACACTACTTGAGAAGGTAGCTGCGCCTGTGGAGGCTATTGTAAGATTTGCTGAAGATGAACCACCTGCCGCTAATTTAATAGCACCACTTGAAAAATCATTTATAATTGAAATATCCCCTGCCGTTCCATTATACCAATATGCAGAACTTTGAGTTAATATTTTATATGTTGTGACACCACTTGATTTTTTACCAAAAACAGTAGTTCCTGCCGATGAGTCACTTGTAGCTAGAAATGCAGCATCAGAACTTGTACCTATAGTAGTATTTTTTGCTTCTACTTTTGTAGTTGTATTCTGTCCTTTTTCTATTAATAAATTATCCGTAAACCTTCCTTCCCCCTGAACCAACAATCCTTGCGAAGGTGCTGCCGATGGTGTTCCAATAGATAGTCCACTATTCGAACCCAATGTCATTGCTTGGGTGAAGGAGATAGCATTGCCTGCCGTTCCTGAAGGAGCTATTCTCCAAATGTGTGCGCCATCTGTTTGATAATAATTTGTAGCAGCAGCAGATGTAATATATCTCCAATTACTGCCATCAAAATATCCGTTATAGCTTAATTGCAAAGATGATGCGACATCTGTTAAACTTGAATTAACTATTTGCATTGACTTGCCACTCCACGCACTCGGTGTAACTCCTAAGCCAAGGTTGCCTGAAGAGGTTAGACGCATTCGTTCGGTTCCGCTTGTATAAAAAGCCATTGTATTAGCAACTGCACCACCGCCAATTTGCCAATGCGTAGTTCCACCATTTGTTTGTGATGAAATTCTATTATATATAGCACCTGCATCAGTTGCACCTACTAAATTTATTGCAGAAGCATAACCACCTCTTCTTTGTTCAACTCTAAAAAATGTGTCATCAAAACCTACCGAAGAAACAGTAAATAAAGCAGAAGGAGTATCAGTACCAACTCCAACATTACTACCATTATCAAAGATTTGACTATTACCTATTGTACTTGCACCTGTAAACTTAGGCAAGTAGTTAGTTGTCCCTGTCCCTGTCACAGGGTTAGTTAAAGCGTTCTGCTTGTTGTTAAAAGTTGTCCAATCGGTTGAAGATAGTGCGCCATTAGCGGAACTAGATGCAAGTCCTAAAGACAATTGCTGAGTTGATAAACTCAAACCATTAGCCGTGCCTAAAGTTACTGCGTTGTGTCTAGCAGCAGTATTAGCTGCAACATTGGTGTTTGCGTTTACCCTAGCCTCAGTATAATATAGGTTTGTAAGTTCAGGAACTGCTGCCGTGTTAAGCGTTTGAAAGGTTTTATCACCTCTGTAATATTGAGCCGTAGTTCCTGCGGTAATTGCATTCTCTTTGCTATTAAACGTAGTCCAATCCGCTGCACTTAATGCACCTCGGTTACTAGCAGATGCAGTTGGTACATTCAAGGTAATAACGGGAGTGGTAGTACTATTGGCAACCGTACTTGATAAGTCAGTACCTGTTGTGCCTAGAGTTAAAGCTGCAACGCTTGTAACTGTTCCTACATTGGATGTCTTATTGTTGAAAGTTGTCCAATCTGTGCTAGACAAGAATCCATTGGTAGAGCCGCTAGATTGGGTAATGCTTATTGCACCTGTTGTGTTGTTGTACTGAATAGGAGCAGTTCCGCTTAATGCAGTCAATGCGATAAAAGCACTAGGGTTAGATGCTAGGTAGTAACTATTAGAATCAACAGAGCCATCTGCTTTTAAAAATTGGCTAGATGTTCCTCCGCTTTTTACAAAACTTGTTGCAGTTACGCTACTAATAAAATTACCAGCACCTTCAATGATGGATGCTTGTAATTGTAATATGGACCCGTTTTTTTTATAAAATCTAAAATCACCTCCAAATTCATAAAAAGACATTTGGTCACCTCCAGTAACTGAAAAGTCTGTATTATTGGTAGGTATTCCTCTTAAAATTATACCGTGATAAAAATCTATGGCAGAAATTTGTCCGTATGCAGCTGACCCTGTGCCTTCATTTAAAAATATTGCTGGAAAACTGGAATTTAATGTAGAGGTTACAAATCTTGCGTTTGTACCAATTAATTGTCCTGTCAAAGTACCACCTGTTAAAGGCAAATAAGTACTTGCAGCAGCAGCGGTTGTTAAGTAAGTCGAGTTATCATAGCTGATGGTAGTACCGCTAATCTTAACGAATCCTGTGCCGTTTAGTGCTTGCTGCTTAGAGTTAAATGTACTCCAATCCGTTCCGCTTAATGCTCCTGTAACTCCTGCACTTGCTAATCCTAGAGATAACTGCTGAGTTGATAACGAAAGTCCGTTAGCCGTTCCTAATGTAACCGCAGCATGACGAGCAGCTGTGTTGGCTGCAACATCTGTGTTAGCACTTACCCTTGCTTGAGTAAAGTAAAGGTTAGTCCCCTCGGCAATATTACTTGTCGTAAGCGTTACCGCACCTGTCTGACCATTGACGCTAGAAACTCCTGTTACTAAACCACCAATGTTTCCATTTAGCTTTTGAATAGCACTTAGGATAGAATCAGCAGCACTAATAGTTCCTGCTCCACTTGTATAGCCTGTAAGTACCGATGCAATTGCTCTAGCATTGGTAAAATACAAGTTCCCACTCTCAGGAACTGCCGCAGTATTTAAAGTTTGAAATGTCTTATCTCCTCTAAAGTACTGAGCAGTAGTTCCAGCAGTTATAGCGTTTTCCTTGTTATTGAATGTAGTCCAATCAGTAGAAGATAATGCACCATTCTGACCGCTTGTAGCTAGTTGCAGACTAAGCTGCTGAGTAGACAAGCTAAGACCATTGGCAGTCCCAAGAGTCACCGCATTGTGTCTTGCTGCCGTATTCGCAGCGACATCGGTATTCGCACTAACTCTAGCCTCGGTGTAATACAAATTAGTATTCTCAGTTACCTGACTTGTGTTATAGTCCCCGTTACTAGCAGTAACATTCCCAGTTCTGCCAAAGACACTACTTACCGCATCCGTGTTGTCTACTTTCTGCCAAGCACTTCCGTTGGAGATAATCCAATCACCAACCTCAAAGCTAATGCCTGCAAATGTTCCTGCCGTGCTGACAATGTAGTAGTATCCCTTCGTGCCACTAGAAGGAGGGTTAACCAATGTCGGGTTATTCGTTGCAGCGTTCCACAATCCTTGGTAGTTAACATTACCAATCAACGCATCGTTAATCTGAGCCAACGGAACCTTGCCGTTACCATCTAGCGATGCATAGCCATTCGGTTGTCCTTTCTCAGAGGTTACCTGATAAGTCGAGTTATCGTAGGTTATCGTTGTACCACTTGCCTTGACAAAGCCTGTGCCGTTAAGTTGTGCTTGCGCTCCAACATCAGAACGAGTTTCGCTTGGAGTTCTTTGATGAACTACACCACCGCTAATCGTTAAAAAGTTTCCTGTCGCATTGCTCACAGAAGACAAAGACAAATCTACCAATGCAGTTCTGCCACCAACAACCGCCATAGCATTACCGCTCCCGCTAGTCTTGGTAACTAGCAAAGCCTCATTGTTTCCTCCCTTGGTTACCTTAATACCATAACCGCTTCCGCTTGTATGGTTTACAGTTAGCGTGTCGCTTGAGCCGTTGTTTGCAAATGTACCTCTCTCAGCCGTCAAATCGTGCGTGCCTAAATCAACATCCGCAGTCGCTCCTGTGTAAGGAACAAATCCTGTCAAAGAAGGGAAAGAAGCCAAGCTGCCATCGCCTCTTACATACTGAGCAGTAGTTCCTGCTCCCGTAACTGCAATCGTTCCGTTTGTTGTTACAGGACTGCTTGCAACATTAAATGCACTTGGCATAGTCAACCCAACTGAGGTAACAGAACCAGTTCCGTAGGCAGTAGAATCTACTGAGCCGTCAGCTTTTAAAAATTGTGCAGACGTTCCGCCAGCTTTTACAAATGTGCCAGCAAGTATAGATTGAGCGCCAAGATTAACAGTTGTAACGGCTCCAGTATAAGGCACAAAACCACCGCTGGAGTTTTCCCATTTGCTAGTTGACGAATTGTAAACCAAAACTTGTCCATTGGTAGGCGAAACAATTGTCACGTCTCCTAATTGGTCCAAGTCAATGTCTGTTCGGTCTACGTTTTCCCATTTGCTTGTGGTAGAATTATATTGCAAAATCTGACCATTAGTAAGCGCTGAAATGTCAACGTCAGTCAAGCTGGCTAAAGTGCTTGGAGAACCTGCAAAAAGAGTTGATTTGGTAGTTTGTTTGTTTAAACCATCTTGCCAAATTAAAACTATGTCATTGTCGCCAACGCTTGCCGCAATTGGGAAATCTATAAACCTTCTATTTGCCATTATGAAATTGGATAAACGTATGCAGTAGGTACTTGCCCAAAGGTAATTCTTGCAACTCGACTTGCCAAGTCATACTCCCAACCAATTACTTGTAATCTAACAGTTCTGTAACTATCATAATCTAACTCAGTAGTTAAAAACCCAGTTCCAAACGTGTTTCCCTTGCGTCTAAATGACCCCTCTAATCGGTAGCTAAGAGCATTGTAAACGCTTAACACATTACGAGCATAGCAGTCTCTCAAAGTAGGCGAATAACCGCCCAAAAGCGCCTGATTTTCAAACGATATGTTGGTTTGCGTGTAGGTAATTGACCCATTTGAATTTACTTGCAACAAGAATGTAGACGTTTGGTAATTGTTTCCGTTAGCATCTTTTAAAAACACCTGCATTTGCACGTTTGCCTCGCCTGTGTAGTCGTATCCGTTAAAGGTTATTGTCACATTTCTTTGCGTGCTAGAAATTGTTGTAACCGTTACGTTCAACTCAGCACTTGGAGGTGGAGGATTTCCCGATAAGCTGCTAACAAGAATAAAAACAGAGTCAATTGTAAAGCCACTTGCCGCCACAAATTGACGCTGATAAGTTCCAGTAACTGTGCCGCCTGAAAAACTTAGCGTATTAGCGCCTAAAGTATCAGTCAATCTGTTTACTTGTGTCACCGCACCGCTTGGAACTCGGATAATATTAGGAGTTGATGCCAAAGATTTCTCAACAAAAACAATTGCTGGCAAATCACCTATTTTAAACCAGTTCTTTGATGCGGTAATGCATAGGTCGCTAAATCTTAGCGTGTCCTCTCGCAAACTTGTATAGGCTCTAGCAGTTTCGTAAATCTTTTTTACCTCTGTCGGGTTCTTTTTACCCTCAAAAGTTGACAAAATCTTTGCGCTAGTAACTACTGCGTTACCAGTCTCGCCAAAGTATTTCAGTTCGATTGACAAAAAGCCAGCAGTCGGCAACACAAAGCTTGTAAGTTTAAACTTGCGCTGGTCATCGTCCTTTGTAGAATAATAGACAAACGTGTAATAAGTCTCACTCCAATCAAGTAGCGTCAAGCTACCAACAATTGTTGTACTTAAATACCTTGTCGTGTTGCTAGAATCTACGTGCTTGACCGCAATAGCCAACCCACTTGCTAGAGTCAAATAGTTGATATCAACCTCCAAGTCAAGGCTTAAACCAGCAAAGTCCAAGAATACTGGCTTTGATGTTATTGGCTGGTCTGTCTCTTCGCCGTTTGGCATAAAACGAATGTCCCAAGAAACACCTTGCTCGTCATCGTAACCAGTCTGAGACGGAATATTATTTGGAAAAACTTGAATAATAGGCGTATCAGGGTCAGGCGTTACAGTCCAATCGACTGGTTTATAAGGACCCTCTAAATACCAACTAGCCTCGTTTAATTGCTCTCCATTTGCAATAATTGACTGACCCAAATCGCCTTGCGTAACTGTAAGCTTTTTAATTGGTCTTTGATACTGCAAAAGCTGGTCGGCTTCTACTGGCACCCAATCTGTATTAACTCCAGTTTGGTCTGCAACTGTCTCCAATGTCATTGGATTATTAGTTGATGAGGTCAATTCGCCTGTAAAAAAGTCGTATAAATAAATAACGGTGCTAGAAATATTTCTCGCAATCGGTCGCTGAATAATCCATTTGTCGTTTGATTGAAATAAGACCCAACCAAATGTCCTGCATACCTCTTCTAAAAACTGAAAAGCATTTAAACCCAAAGCATCAAACGTGCCAGCTTGTACAAGCAAATTTTCGTCGTTGTCTTGGCTAAATATTGACTTTGTGTTGTCCATTACCAAACCCTCATAAAGGTCGTTACAGATTTCAAAATCCATTGCAAGACCAAGGCTATTCAACTGCTGAAAAACCAAAGTTCCCAAATCGGTATCAACGCTTGGACCAGTCAAAGCAACCTCTTTAAGTTGCGCCAGCGCATCTGTTGCAGTCAATACAACTGGATAAGGTGGGTCTTGGAATGGCTCCCCTACAATGTCATTTAGCAAGTAGCCTTTAAATACAATATTGCCAGCGAACTCGTGAACAACGTAAAACTCTCGGTCAGAATAGCTAAAGAAATTTCTAAAGTCTGTATTTTCTGTTGAGTAAAAGCTAATCGTCAACGTGCTGGACATAATTGGCGAAAGAATGTCCTCGTTATCCTCTCGCTCGTATTTGTGTACTGCTGGAATATCGGTTGCAATTAACTCAGTTGATGTGGCAACAAATCCGTCTTGGTAAATGCTTACAAGGTTTGCGTTGTTGTCTACGTCCTTAAATGGAATCGTGTATTTTAAGCCGTATGCCATTGGTTAGAATTTGCGTTGTCTTGTTTTGTTTGCTCTGTTTAATGTGCCAACTAGGTTGTCACCGCTAATGCTAAAGGTAACATTTCCGCCTAGCATATTTTGCAATTTGTTCAAAGGTGCAATTACTTCAGGGTTAGTTCGTGCGCCTGTGTATTCCCCAACAAGCGCTGGAGTAGGTCCTGAAACAATTCCTCCGTTTGCAAATGGAGTAAGTCCGCCAATGCCGTATTTTTTACCTCCAGCAATTAAAGAACCTAATCCTTTACCGCCTCCAGCAGACATTACTGCTCCACCAGTTAAAATGTTTAATGTTATTGCCGCTGCAATTGCTGCCGCAAATCTTATTACCATTTGTTTTAAAGCATCAAAAATACCTTGAAAAGATAGCTTCCCAGTCTCTGCTAAGGTTGACAAAGTTTGTGCAAACATATCCCCAACAAATAATGCAGCACCCATGTTTTGAGCAACTAAAGCCGTATCGTCAGCTAATTGCTTTTGTGCCTTGTCGTATGCTTGCGCTCTTAAAATTGCATCCTCAGGAATTATAATTCCCTGCATTGACGCAGAAATTTGCTTATTAAGGGTTAATATTCTTTGCCCAGCGTTCTGCATTATTTTTTGACGCTCAGGGTCTGCATTCCTATTTGGGTCTAGATTTCTTTGACCAAATGGGTCTCTGTCAGCTAGTTGGTAAGTTGCTTTTACGTGCTTTTCATATTCGTCAGATTCCTTTCGCAGTTGTTTAATTTTCTCCTCATGCGCCTTTTTAGCTGCTTCAGCCAATCTTTTTATTTCTTCAAGTTGCTCTTTGGTTTTAGTTGTTGTCTTTTCTGTTGCAGTTGCAAGCAAATTTTCTGACGCAGCTTGGTCTTTTCTTATCTTAATATAAGTTTGATAAAGCGATTTTGAGTCTTCAACAGTATTACCTAAACGAATCATTTCGTTTAGAAATTTAGTTTGACCTTCTCCACTAGTTACAAATGCAAGACTTAAGTTATCGAATTCAGTAGCTGCATCCTTAATAGTTCTTGTTAAATCGTCAGTCGAATCGTTTACTTTTAATAAATAAGTTCTTGCTTCGTCGCTGGATTCTGCAATAGTTTTAAATGGATTCATTAACTCAATAATTTCTCCCAAATTTCTAAGGGAAGAAATCACGTTGTTAAGGTCTTTTACAAACCAGTTAATAAAGCCGCTAGATGAGTCACCAATGTTTTTAAATAGTTGGGTGATGTTATCCTCTAAGTTTGAAATGGCGCCGCCAGTAGTTGCTGCAATAGCCTCCATTGAACCCGAAACACCTTCAAGGTTTCCAAGGCTTAAAATATATTCTTGGATAGCCTTGTCAGACTTTTGAACCTCAGTAGTTATTCCTTTAAAGGTAAATTGCACAACATCACCTTGAGCGGATGCCTTTACTCCAAACTCTTTTAATCTTTCAAACTCTCCAGTTTGTGCGTCAAGTATTGCCTCTGTTAATTGGTCAAAAGATTTACCAACTGAGGAGGCTAAGTCACCCATTTTACGCATTTGCTCCATCGTTGGAACAAATCCTCTGTTGGCTAATTTTACAAATGAGTCTGTTAATTCATTTACTTGAAAAGGAGTTTTAGCGGCAAAGTCAACGATTTGGTCCATTGCTGCTTTTGCAGCTGAGTTACTTCCTAAAGCGGTAGTAAGTACCGCCTCCATCTTTTGAAACTCAACAGTAGTATTAAGAATCGCTTTGCCAAAATTTATTAATTGGTCAACCGCAAAAACGCCAGCCAATGTTGCACCTACCTCTGAAAAGGTAGAGGACATTTTTTTTGTTGACTGAATCGTTTGCTTATTTGATTTGTCAATTGACGAATTAACTGAGTTGACCTCTGACTTTAGGTCAGCCATTGCCTTGTTAAATTCTTTTAACTGGGCGACAATGTCAACATTTAATTTTGCGCTCATTTTATGGTTTTGGTTATCGTATCAAAATTGGCTTCTTCTTCAAATTTAAGGTTTTGCCATTGTAGTCCAATTTGGTACGCTCTCTGCTTCTCTTCTTCGGTCGGAATTACAACTGGCTTGGCGTCTAGCAATGGAATTTTCCAGTACTTATCAGGCTTCCTAATTAAGTCGGATTTCTTTGTAACATTTACGTTGTTAAGCTGCACCCAAAGCGTCCTAAATAAATTCTCCTCTTTGCTTTGCCGCATAGCATAACCGTAGGCAATGGACTGATACTCGGCAAATGACATAAAATAAAAGGAGTCAGGTGCAATACCTAACTCCCCAATGGCGTAATGGCAAACGTCTCTAAATGTTATTTTTTTTTTGACTCTCCAGCGTCTCCACTTGGATACTCCACCTTTGTAATTGCACTTATTCCTTGCATGATAACGACAACCACCTTGCCAATTTCGTCTGTTGGGTTTGTGTCCACCCAATCAATAATATCGACAAGTTCCAAAGTAAATTCTTTGTCGTGGTAAAGTGCATCGACATACAAAGCCGCATAAATAAACTTAGCGATTGCCTTAATTTGACCAACGCCTGTCTTGGTTAGCGCTTCAATTGTTTCTTGGACATCGTAGCCAAGTCCTTCGCTAAAATGCAACAAAGCACCCATACCAAATTTGACGGTATAGGTGCTGCCATTAATTGTGATTATTGTTCTGCCTGTGTGATTCATAGGCGAAAGATAATACTAATTAAGTTGATGCTGGTACTACGGTCGCCTTTAGTAAAGGACCTTTGCCAGTAAATTCTACTGAGTAAGTCACCGCAGCTTCCATTTCTGCACTTACAGAGATAGAGGCAACAGATGCGTTTCCGTAAAATACAAGGTCTCCAGCAACGTTTGTAGTGAACTTAAGAGCCACAACAGTACGTCCGCTTAGTAGCGTATAAATGTCGCCAATGTTGTTTGTGTCATCAAATGCAACCAATCCGTCAGTAGAAACAGACCAATCACGCAAGCCAGCGATATGGTCCGCCCATCCGCCATCGTCTTTGCAAGTTGCATCTGCAAGGTCAACGTTTACAGAAAGTTCAGAAGAGGTAGCGCAGCCAATCATTACGTTACCAAGGTAAACGTTAAGAAGCGTGCCGTTAAATTTGCCAGTAGTAGCCATATTTTTATGAGGTTAATTCGATTTTTTTTTAAAAATAAAAGGACTTGCAAAAAATGCAAGACAATAAATTTTAAGTATAAACCAAAAAGTTGCCGTCTTGGTCAATAATAATCTCAAATAATTCGTCAACAATAAATCTTTCCGCTGGTAAAATGGTTGGATAAAGTCCGCCAACACCTTTAAAACTTACGGAAATGCTTGCAGCCTCTTCCATTGGCGCCGACTGGCTTATTGACTCAATAGTTGCTAATCCAATAAAGGTTAAACTATCTTCTTGCCCAGCTGACAAATAAACTCGCTCACGATTAATATAAGCGGTGTAAAGGTCGCCATAAGAATAACCTTCTTGAATAAAAAGTGAGTCGCTTGATAAAGACCAAGACCCAAGCTTTGAAATATGGTCTGCAAAAAATCCTGACTCGTTGCTTGTCTTGTCTAGCTGACTCATTTCAGCAGACAAATTGTAAGCAGTTGATTTGGCAATTCTAGCTAAACCAACCGAAACAAATAAAGCAGAGCCGTTAACCTTACCCATCAATCCAATTTTCAATAGTCATGATTTCCCGATGCACAATATTTGTGTCGGTAATGCTAGAAAGGCTAGTCTGCTGCACAAGTTTAGCCGTTACAATCTTGCCAACTTCAAGCAGTAAATAATTTTCGGGATAAAGGCAAACAAGCTGCAAAATAGAGTCGGCTATTGTGTCCGCATCAAAGCGTCCGTAAGGCGCAATCCCAGCCGTTACAACGTCCAAAGTAATTGTTGTGATGTAGTTATATTCTTGGTTGTCTTTGTCGTCCTCTTGGGTCTGATTCGTGATAAGAATGTAAGGGAAATTGGCATCGTCAGGCGCAAAGGTATCGTAGCAAAGAACTGGCGCACCTTTGTAAGTAATTGTTCCGTTTAAAGCTGACCAATAAGCCTTGCGTACAAACTTTTTAATATTTCTCATTGTCTCTTTTTCAATAATGTTGTTAAAGTCCGCTCAATATTTTTTGGCAACTCGGTTCTTTGCTTAAAAACTTCAGGGTAAAAGAAAGGTCTTGCTGGTAAGTTTACCTCTCTAATTCCATCGCCTATAAATTCACTTGCAAACTGAACTAATTCAGTTGGAATTTTTACGCTTGTTCCTGTTCCAAATTCAACGTAAGGTGCGTAATGAGCGCCAACCTCAACACCTCCACTAATTTGGTTTTTACTTACTTTGATTGGCGTTGACTGAATGCTTTGCTTTAGCGCTCCGCTCTGTACTTTGACATTTGAAACCGCTTCTGACTCAATAGAAAGCATGGCATCCTCTACCTCTGCTCGCACGTAGTCAGCAACATCGCCCTCTAAATCTTTTAAATACTTATAAAAGGCGTTAAGGCTTTTTTTGTCAAAGTTAATGCTTACCATTAATCTCGCTCTTTAGCAATTAGCTTAATCATTCTGTCGTATTCGTTCACATCAATTATGTTGTCAATAATTAGCGTTCTGCCAGCGTAAACAATGTGCATCGATTTGGTAATAGTCACCAAAGGATTGTCTCTAATTATGATTTCCCAAGAGTTTTTTATAACCATTTGGTCCTCGCTATTCTGTCGAGTTCCATTTATGTTAGTAACCTTTGCCCAGCACGTATAAGTCACGCCCATTGATGAGTAGTAACCTCCAAAGCCATCCGCAAATAGCGTTGGATTGAGAAACTGAATGCGCTCCCGTAAATCGCCAGCTTTAATTTCTTTATTAGTCCTCATGCACCAAACCAGTTGTAAGTCTTGTAAGGCATCAACAATGCTTTAACTCCCAAAGGTGAAGGGATTGCTTGCAAGTCGCTAAAATCCTCACGTCTCTCGTACATTGTATTTACCATCATTTTAATGGCAAGCTTAATGTCTTCGGGAACTGTTGTAAAGCCAGCAGTATAAACCATTTTAAATTTAAAAGATTGGTGACCGCTAGTAATTGCAATCTTTGGAAACAAACCAATGTTTAGCTGGTAATTTAAAGGAGTTTCGACATTGTTTTGGTCAATAGTTACCACTTTAGTAACGTCACTTGCAGAAACAAGAGGACCATAAGGCAACTGCCATTGATACGGGAAACCAAAAGAATCAATTGTAACAGTCTTACGGATAATTGCTTTACCCATAAAAGCCTCGCATTGCAAACGAGCCATTTTTATAAGGCTAGTAATTAAGGTGTCCTCAACGCTGCCGTCAATTCTTGCGTATTCTTTTGCTTCTGCCAATGTAACTGGTTCGGTAACTGGTGCAACGTCTGCAAACTGGATGGAATACCCAGTAAATGACGAGTTGCTTGGTGTGTATAATAAATCACTCATTGTATGGTTTCTTTGCTTTGTCAACGATAAAATTAAAGAATCTTTCCAACTCTTGGTCTTGGTATTTCAACCGCTCATCGGCAAGGTTTCGCATTATATTTTGGTGAAAGTCGTAAAGTATTTCGTCGCTCATCAACTCCTCAATTTTTGCAGCCATTCCGTCAAGGTCATCACGCTGGAAATATAATCCAGCAGGTCCAAGACATTCTTTTAATCCATCTGTTGGCGTGCAGATAACTGGCAGTCGGTTAATTGCCGCCTCCAAGCCTACACGTCCATAAGATTCGTAAAATGATGGAACAAGAACAATATTTGTTTTGCCATAAATTAAATGCACGTCAGGAGTTTGCGCCACATACTTTAAATTCTTCAGCGTATCATCAATGATTTGCTCGCCATAACTTCCAAGAACTCCCAAGAATTTGCGTTTTGGCAACCGCTTGGCTAGTTCAATCAATATCTGACCGCCTTTATTTTCGTTGCAGTTAATTAGCGTAATGTATTGTCCGTGCTTTCGATTGTACTTGACGTCATCAGGAAAGATTGGTGGTTTGCAAACAATAGACGCATTTGGGTAAGGTCCGTTTTGTAAATTCTTTTCGTTTGCCTTATTGTTATAAACAACGTGAATATTTTGAGATTTAAAACGCACGTTTCTGTAATCGTGGTCGTTGTGGCTTAAAAAAATAAGTTGCTTTTTGTACTTCATGCACCAATTAATTGCAACTCCAGTATTATCAAGGTGGGTAAATATAACGCTTGCAGTTTGCAAGGCTAAAAAAAAGTCGTTTGAATAGTACCCAGTTATAAACTTGATAAAGCTAAACTTTTCTCCGTCAGGGTAAATCTGACTTTCGGGTAAAATAACTTGAATATTGCAGCCTTTTTGGTGCAAATATTTAGCGTAGTGTTGAACCGTCCACTCGGCTCCTGAGTTGTGCGTGCCTGCCCAAGCGTGTACAAAGAAAACAATATTCATTCCTTTAATGGTTGATTTCGATTAAAGGTATTGATTTCTAGATAAATAAAAAAAGGACGCCAATAAATGACGCCCTTTTAACATTAAACTAAACACCTATTTTACTTATACTGCGGAACCGTTAGCCAAAGCAGCTGCAAAGTTTCCGTAAACCAAAGCTTTAGAGTTGTAAACTGCAAATGCAATTCTCTCCTCAACTCGTACAGTTACAAAGTTCTTAGTAACGTTGTCAGCATCCTGCTCGAAGAACTCAAGAGTTACGCCCTGACGAACGAACAACTGAGAACCAAGCGCCCAGTCACCAACGAAGAAATCGCCAGCAGTTACGGCATTGATGCTATAAACAGGAACTCCCAAGATGAACATTTGTCCGCCAGCCATAGAAACGTAGCTAGGTAGTGCGTATGCTCCAGTTGTTTCCTTAACAGATACCAATTGCAAGTAATCGCTTGGGTTGATAAGGATTGCGTTTGGAGAATATTCGTCTTTGGTAGTTTGAACAACCGCAGCAGCAAGAACGTCGAATCTGTTGATTAGAGTACCAAATTTAACAGTAGTCCAAGCAGAGCCATCAGTTGCAACACCATGCAAGTTTTGACCGCTTCCGCTTCCGTAAAGGATTTGAGTATCTTCTACGTTCAACAATTTGCTAGGCGCACGGCTAGAAAGGTAAGCAATCAAACCAGGAGTATCGTCCAACATTTCTTTGGTTAATCTCATAAAGGTTGGGATTGTTCTTACAGAACGGTCAACCGCAGTCAAATCAAAATCAGACTGAGGCTTTGGAGAACCTTGTGCAGTTGGTGCAGCAGCGTTGTCGTAAGCACTTTCACGTACGAAACGGATAAGGTTAGAGCTAGTCTGTCCAGTAGGGATAAGGGAACGAACGTGAATACGTCTGTTAGGGTCAAACTTCAAATCAGGAACTCTGTCCGCTGGGATAACTTCGCCAGTATAAGCGTTTCCAACTGTCATGTCGGCACCTTTCATGTCCAACTCCATCTTTACTTTGTTGGAGTTTCCGCTCTTGTAGTTAGCGAAAGAATCGCCAGCAAAAGCTTTTTCCAACTCAGAAGAGAAAGAAGCAGCTTTCTTAGAACCAGCAAAGCCAGCCTGAGTTCTTGCATCTACTCCGTCAAGCTGAGCCTGAAGAGCATCAGCTTTCTCGTTTAACTTAGCGGTTTCGGCAGAAAGTGACTTTCTGAACTCCTCACCAGCTTCTTTCATTGACTTTACGTCTGAAATCAAAGCTTCGTTTGACTCCAATTTCGCAAGTACTGAATCCAATTGTGATTTAATTGCGTCCATTGTGTTTTAAATAAATTTTTTAAGTTTCTGATAGTATTCAAATTCCAAAGCCATTGCAATTGTCGGGTCCTCTTCGCTTTTGAATTGAGTTTCCTCGGATTCTACAATTTGGACTGACTCCAATGCCTTTAGGTGATTTTCAATTTGTTTTAATCCAATTTCAAGCTGAATCATTGACTCGTCGGTAAGGTCACCATTACGCAAAATGTTGCAAAACTTAGCAATCATCTCCTCGCTTTTTGGCTTATCCCAGCTTTTCATTGACTCAATTGGTGTATTTGGATTGGCTCCCCAAGTAACTGTTGAACCTTCCCAAAGTTTAATTTCTCTGATTTCTCGGTAACCAGCCTTGTTGTCTGCTTTAATAATTTCAAAGCCAACAGAATGCTCGTTAAATACTCCCTCGGCATAAAGCTTTATTACGTCTTTGCCGTAGCTTGTTTCGGTAATCTTAGATGTAAAACGCAAGCCTTTTGCGTCCTCCATTAATTCCATAGGCTTTGCCAATGGCATCAAAGGATTGTGCTGCAATAGATGCATGATTCGATTGCGTCCCTGCGGTCCATTCTCAGCAATTGTTTTCTTATAAGAGCCTGAAACAATAACGTCGCCGTCTGAATCAATGTTGTTAAACGCGGAAAAGTAACCAGTAACGATTCCTTTTACCTCGTCAATATCTTCAATTATTCCTTGGCTTATATTCTTGTAAATCATTGTCGCTTTTTTTGTAAAAATAAAAGGGTTAAAAAAAAATGCAAACCAATAAATTTATTGATTCACAAAATGCAAGGCTCTTGCTTCGCTTTCCTCGAATAGACTTGTATAATTTTTATAAACTCCCTCAATGTCGCTTTCACTTGGTCGCTGAAAAGATAGGAATGGCACGCAAATATAAGAGTTGCCTTTTGGATGGACTTTTGTCCTAAAATATTCGTCAATTGGTATGTCCAAATCTAGTTCTGCCATTTCCTTTGCAAATCTATAAGAATAAAGTATTCCATGCGTTGTCCAAGAGCCATAAGTGCGAACTAATCTCTTGCTTATTCTGTCAAGCCTTATGTCTTTAATGTTGGCGCCAAGCATAAGCATATCCCAGTCAGCTGGCAGGTCTTTAATTGATTTCTCTAAATTAGTCGCCCAACCTCGGTAAGTAGCGTCATCCTCAAATATTAAAACGTCGCTTTCGCATTCTTGAAATATCTGCTTAAAAGTTTGCCACAATCCAAGCCATCCCCATTCGTGCTGAATTGCGCTTACTCTTTCAAGGTTAAAATGCGGTGATAATTCTTGCATTGACGCACGCCATTTGTCTTTGCGGT